CAACTAGTGCTTAAGCAGATTATGTCTATTGAAGATTGGGATAATATCCAACAAGATATTAAGTTTGACTTTGCCAAGGATAACTACTTCGCTGAGCTTAAGGACGGCGAGATGATAGAGAATCGCGTGAACCTTGTTCGCAATGTTCAAGAGTTCTTAGGTAAGTATTGGTCTCACGAGTGGGCACGTAAGAATATCTTGCAGCAGTCTGACGAGGACATCGAGGAGATGGATGAGCAGATTGACGAGGAAGCTAACTCAGGCGACGATCGCTGGAAGACTCCTATGGAGCAAGAGATGATGATGCAGGGTATGGGCGATCAGAGCCAAGACATGAATAGTCTTGCTGATGATGAAGCTACAGACGCTACACCTGAGACTGACCAGCAAAATCAAAAGATAAGAGAAGCTGAAGCTACTGTCAAGTTACTAGGTGCCAAGAAGGCAAATAGATCACTTCAAGATGAATCTAAATATAAATCAGCAGTTCAAATCTTAGCAAAAAATAAATAATTGGAGATTATGATGACAGAATATACAACTAGCGACTTAGTGAAGTTCTCACTCGATCAAAAGCCTATCGAGTTCGAGGATGCATTTAAGTCTCTTATAACAGATAGAATAGCATCAGCCATCGACGATAAAAAGACAGAGATGGCTAAGACAGTTTTCAGCGGACAAGAAGAGGACACAGCCGATGCCGAAGCAGCTTAAAGACATCTTACAGGGTGTTAAGTCATCTAAGAAAGGACCTTTATCAATAGGTAAAGATCCAGGTGTCGACTATAAGCCAAAGGCTGGTGACGAGGACAAGTTCGTTGCTAAGCACGAGATTGAGGACCATGAGGACCGCGTAGGTAACGAGCCTAATGCAGGTACTAAGACTAAGGAAGCTAAGTTTCCTAAGCAGTCTAAGAACGTCTACGAAGCAAAAAAAGCTGAGGACATGCAGTGCAACCACTCTGCTAAAGGTGTTGCGTGTCCAGTACACGGCATGGCAGAGTGCTATGATATGAAAACTATCAAAGAAGATGAACTAGATGAAGTGTCTTCTGACTCTCTTATGCGTTATAGACACGCAGCTGCTCCTGAGAGACGTGATCCTGAAAAAGGTGAAAAGCGTAAAGTTGGAATGAATCTTGCTCTAAAGAAAATTCTAGGCGGTGATGAACTCGGTAATAAACCAAAAGTAAAAGCTGCTGGTATGTCTAAGAAAGAAATGGGTGAAGATGTAGAGCTTGATGAAGTCTTAACTAAGTCAACCTCTGCTGGTGAGACTATTCATGACTTCGTTCACTCTGATAATCCTAAGTTTGCCGGTAAGTCAAAAGAGAAGCGCAAGCAGATGGCTCTAGCTGCTTACTACAAGAAGCAGAATGAAGAGACAATTCAAGAGGCTGTTCCTCGCGGTGACACTGACGGAGCCGAGGAGATGGTTAAGTCAGAGCTAAAGGCACTTGCTAATAAGGCAATGCACCTCGCGATGGCTATGCCACAAGGAATGCACGTTGAGCCTTGGGTACAAGCCAAGATTGCTCAAGCAAAGAGTTACGTGTCTGATGTGCACGACTATATGATCTTTGGTGATCACCCTGATGAGGAAGATGAGCAAGCACCAGCTGACACACCAATGACATTTCCGTCGTCAACTGTAGACACAGGTAGGATATAAGCATGACTCACATTTTAAAGCCATTAGCATTAGAAGCAGTATGTAATACTGTTACTACCAATACATATAATGCTGCTACTCTAGTCAGAGTCACAACAATTGGATCATCAACCGGCGGTCACCTTGTTACCTGCTACTATTCAAATGCAGTTGCTAAATATAGCATTAGTGTTGTTGGTGGTCAAGAAGTTTTACTAGTAAAGAATCCAACAGACTATCTCTCATCTAATGCAACTGACTCATCTGTACAGGTAGTTCCTGTAGCATTTACTGGAGCATAAGATGAAGTTAATCACAGAGTTATTTGAGGAACTAGAGTATATCACCGAGGCCAAAGAGAACGGTGAAAAAGAACACTATATACATGGTGTGTTCCTTCAAGCTAATGTTAAGAACCGTAATGGCCGTCGCTATCCTGCACACATAATGGAAAATGAAGTTAATCGCTATATGGATGATGTCGTAAAGAAGTCACGTGCATATGGCGAGCTGGGTCACCCACAGGGTCCCAGCATTAATCTAGATCGCGTGTCTCATATTATTATTGACTTAAAAAGAGACGGCGACAATTGGATCGGTAAGGCCAAATTAACGGATACACCGATGGGTAACATAGCCAAGGGTCTAATGAAGTCAGGCGCTAATCTCGGCGTCTCGTCTCGTGGCCTCGGATCACTAAAGCCATCTAAGGATGGTGTGATGGAAGTTCAGAACGACTTCCGTCTTGCAACTGCAGCTGACATTGTCGCTGATCCATCTGCACCAGATGCTTATGTTAAGGGCATCATGGAGAATGTAGAATGGCTATATGATCCTGTAAAGGATACATGGTTGGAAGAGAAATTAGACAACATGAAGAAGGCCATGCATGGAATGAGCAAGAGCAAGCTCGAAGAGAACAAGATGGCTATCTTTGAGAACTATATCAGTTCTCTGATGTTCAAGAATCGGTAATTATAAATAAATTATAAATAAAATAAAGTTTCCTACAGGAGAAAACGATGACAGACCAAAACGAAATCCTTGAAGCTAATGTAGTGGATGACGGGCGCTCCCCGGTTCAACACGATCAGCAGATACATGCTGGTAAGATCATCCATAAGAAGACAGGCCGTAAAGTCTACTTCGATGGGTCTGACATGGTTGACCATAAGACCAATAAGACAATTACAAGAAATGCGCTCGGTAAGCATCCTATACATGCTCTAGTAAAGCACGCTTCTGAGTTTAATGAAGAGCTCGAGCTCGATGAGGGAACTGCAGCTGCAGATTCTCTACATCCTGGCGCTCGTTCGATCTCGGACCCTAAGTCTAAGATTGAAGTCATTCAACACGCTATCGGTCACATGCATGCCATGAAGAAGGACGACCTTGTAAAGTGGTATCACGAGACAATGGCTCAGTTCGGTCCTGGTAAGGATTACGGCGTTGGCAATCATGAAGCAAGCAATGAAGCTTCGATTCGCATGAAGCCTTCACATGCTGTAAGCTCAAAGGGTCCATCGACAAATATGCCTATGCCAAAGCTTGGCGTTAAGGAAGATGTCGAAGAGATGTTTGCTGGTCAAGATGATCTCTCGGAAGAGTTCAAGGAAAAGGCTACGACAATCTTCGAAGCTGCTGTTAATGCCCGCGCGACTCTCGAGATTGCACGTCTTGAGGAAGAGTATGAGCTCAGCCTCAATGAAGCTGTTGAGAGCATCATGGAAGAAGTAACAAATAAGGTAGACACCTATCTCGACTACGTAGTTGAGAACTGGATGAAGGAAAATGAAGTCGCTGTTGAGTCAACACTCCGCAATGAACTCGTTGCTGACTTCATCGAAGGTATGAAGGGTCTATTTGCAGAACACTATATCGATGTCCCACAAGACAAGGTAGATGTTCTCGAGACAATGGCCGAGAAGGTCGAAGAGCTCGAGGGCAAGCAAGACGCATTGATCGCCGAGAACGTAGAGCTTAAAAAGGCTTTCGTTGAGGTAGAAAAAGAGAGACTATTGGATTCCATGATGGAAGACCTAGCTCTCTCGCAGCAAGAGAAGTTTGCCGCTCTCTCAGAGGGTATCGACTTTGACGGTGACTTAGGTACATATCAGAAGAAGCTCTCTATTATCAAGGAGAACTATTTCGGATCTGATAAGAAAGTACATGCTTCTACAAATATTATAGAAGAGTCATTTGAAGGTGAGACATCAACTGAGACCGTGCACTTAGACCCAACAGTCAGCAAGTACGTTCAAGCTATCTCAAGATCAATTAAAAAGTAACACTTATATAAATAAAATACGTCCTAGATAAGAAAAGGAGACACTAATGTATCTAGCTGAGGAAATCCAAAGAAAGTGGCAGCCAATTCTGGAGCACGCGGATCTACCAAAGATCCAAGACCAGACCCGCCGCTCTGTAACTGCAGTAATGCTCGAGAATACCGAGCTAGCCGTCCGTGAAGCAAGTGCTCACGGTGGTTATTCAACTCTTAACGAAACCGTTTCGGCTACCCCTGTTAACTTCATGGGTACATCGAGCTCGGCGGCTGGCGCTGGTGGTATTGACACCTTCGACCCAGTATTGATCTCGCTCGTACGTCGTGCAATGCCTAACCTCATTGCTTATGACATCTGCGGCGTTCAGCCAATGACTGGTCCAACCGGCCTTATCTTCGCAATGCGCTCGCGCTATGCTAACCAGACTGGTGCAAACGGCTATTCAAACGGTCAGATGCAGGACAACGAAACCTTCTATAACGAAGTTAATACAGCGTTCTCGACCGGTACAAATGCTCTATCGGGTAACTCGACCTTCGGTCAGGGTGCATTCGGTACAATCCCAGGTCAGACAAACACCACCCCAATGGTGAACACTGCTACCTATAACACTGGTTCGGCTATCCCAACAGCTCTTGCTGAGTCGCTTGGTGTTGACTCTGGTAACAACTTCAACCAGATGGCATTCACAATTGAGAAGGTAACTGTCACTGCTAAGACACGTGCCCTCAAGGCTGAATACACCATGGAACT